ATCTTTGGACCATACGACTTTGGCTTACTTTCTTCCAGTTATATCGAGTAATCGAAATACCTGGTAAGTTAAAGTTAAGTACTATCGTCGGTCCCTCAACCATGGAGTGTACTTTTCTTCGGTCCTGGTTTGAATTCCTTATACAATTCATGCCAACTTTGTTTGAATTAATTTCGGACAAAGGGGCATGGAAAGTTTCTAACGAGTTGAGTCGAAGCTGTAGAAATACTGTACCGTTACCGGCTCTTGGTGAATCCCTACGGGAATTTACCACCCGTGTAACCGCTCAACTTTGGAGGATGGAACCAAACCTTTATAATCTAAAACCCCGTTTGATTATTTTGAGTAAGTCCGGACCTAATACCCAGAAGCCTTATGAATTAGGACCTGGTCCTTATCACAAGTCTTCCCTTGGAACTATCTTTACCGACTATTATTGTTGGAAAGAGTTAGGTATGCTTCCTCTCTTGCAAGATTGGTTGCATTTAGTCCAGGGTCAAGTTTTTTTTCCAAAGATATTTGGTATTATTTGATAAAGTATTGGAATTTATTTTCCGGGGTTCTGCGGATTATTTCGAATTAGGGGAATCTTGTCCGTTGATTCGGAAAGCCCCTGAGGATCAATATCCTAGTGGAACCCTGCCTGGTTTTGGAGGGTCTCATGGATCTCTTGGGAAACTAGCTTATAAGCCTGAACCGGCTGGTAAGATACGAGTTTTCGCGTTGGTGGATAGTCTGACGCAAATGATTATGAAACCGGTACACGATCTATTGTTTTCCATCTTAAGGAGAATTCCTACAGATGGTACCTTTGATCAAATACGCCCGGTTATTAAGTTAGTCGAGCGCGGGAAGCAGGAGTTTTGGTCGTATGACCTTGCATCTGCCACCGACCGTTTTCCGGTCGTTTTGCAACAGGCGGTTATGTCTTGGTTACTGGGACATAATTTGGCTAAACTTTGGGTCTCGATCTTAATTGATCGGGACTTTAGGGTGCCCCAGGCTTTACCAGGATTCAAAGGCGGTAAATCTACCAAAGTACCGAAAGGTACTCCTTTGAAGGTAAGGTATGGTGCGGGCCAACCTATGGGGGCGTTGACCTCCTGGGCTGCTTTTAGCCTAACCCATCATCTTTTAGTCCAG